GACGGTTCCATTGAAGCCCAATCCGAAGACATTTTATCAATGGAAAGGCACCTAGCGCCCTGGTGGTTCAAGAAGGGCACCACCACTTGCCCAGTCACTCAATCCAATAGTGGTTGACCAAACCACTACAGCCACGTTTCGGCAACTGGTGTGGACCCACCAGCCGACTACCCATTATGCTGCTGCTAACAGGCTAACGCTGCGACCCGAAACACATGCCGGTGCTGCCAGTGGTGCGAACACTTGGCACTTGCCGCCTTCACGTAAGAGGGACCTCCGTCTCCAACGAATTTAAGCCACGTCCCATAGTCAGTGGCACCACATAAAGTGGCAACCGGGTTTGTTAAGCCCCAAAGGATAAGTGAGGTGTCAAAAGAAGGCACACGCGAGGATTCGAACCCCTCGACACATGCAACAGTCACACCCACGCGCCGAGCACAACAACAAACAGAAAGCCGTTACCCGCGCCAGGTCTCATGGACCCCGACTTCCTCAAGCCAATGACAGAAGCGCTTCGGGGAATAATGCTGATACGGTCGATCCCATTGGAACCTAAATCCCAACTCCATGCAGATCTGCTCGTCAACATCAACCCCAAAAGCGCGTGCAAAAGAAAGCCTAGCGTCCATATCCACCTGAACAACGTTGTCCAGCTCAGCCATCCAGGCACCGACAGCAAAATAGTCCCGAAAGAAATCCGGTTTTGCTACCTTGACACCTTCAAGTGATGCAATGGCCTTTGTGGCCCATGCCTGAAGCACGGGCACGCCACGAGCTATAGAAAGCTCGCATCGGGCAACCCCGAGCATCCACCTCTTCGCGAACTTGGCTTCCTTAAGATGTATGTGTGAACAAAAGGCACCCGAAAGCACCCTATGCCACTCACGCACCATAGACCAACCAAGACGCCGGCCGAGGTAGACGGGCGCGGACCCGCCGAAACGGATCTCCTCAATAATCGACGTGGGTTTCTCAAGCTTAAGCTCATGACCGCTGGACCTGAGGACAGCGTCGCCAAAATTATCAAGAACCAACTGGAGCTCAGCACGATTCAAAAACAGGAGGGCATTATCACCGTCAACCAGAATGTCGAATCTTACGCCGAGTTCCCTCAGCGCAGAAACACACTCTACGAGGAAGATGAGTGAATTGCCCATACCCGTATTAAAATCGCCACTGGCCCGAGCTCCTGGTCTCGAAAATTTGGCTCCACTGACCTCACCCTGCAACGAGAGTTGCTTACCTAGTAACCAGGCCAATCTCCTGTCACCAGGAAATGCACCTTGGTACACGGCATGCTCCTCGCGAAGCTGGGTTGGTCCAACGTGAGCTTCAAAAGCCGACCCATCGATCTCAAAGCAAACACAAGAAGGCATGGCACGGAATTTCCTAACTATCAAATTCGCGCGCTGCCTGGGACTGAGCCCTTTCGCAACGAGACGAGACCCGTCGCCAACACCGAAGACCTTGCCATTGAGCCTTCCCCAAAGCCAGTGCTCAAATGGTTTCAGGCGAGAAGCGAGTTCCAAATTATACCTAGGTGATCGTGGGAATATCAACCTAGGTTTTGCCATCTTAGATGGCACTCGATTCTTCTCAGCCTTCAAAAACGCCCGGAGATAGTAATCCTGAAACCCACTCAGGCCATCATCCGCGAGAGAAATAGCTGCCTCGGTGTAGCGACGACACAGTGCGCCCGAGTAGGACTGTGCTGTCTCCATATGTGACCACGCCCCCTGGTCGTATCTGCGTGCAAACCGGCGTAACTCCCTCCAGACCAGGAGGGTGCGCCTAGGTAAGTTGTCTGCAAATACCTCGGGCGGAAGCGGGCCCATCGTCCGCAAAGCAAGTGCGGCAAGCTCGTTGTGAGGACAGGACCTATGAACAACGGGTACAAAAGTTGACGGAGCACCCGATCTCCATGCGGTCCGCATTTGCCTACGAGAATCCGAACAGATAGCCCAGTCTACCTTCCGTGTGGCTAGGTCACCAGTCACGGCTTCAGGAGGAGTCCCGAAGCACAGACCTGTAACGCAAACCGGGCTGTCCTAACGATCCGGAAACAGTGGAAAGCCGTCCTCTTCGAGCGACTCCCTCGCGAGTCGCTCAGGTGCAGTCTCCCGGAGTGCCAACGCAACATGCCCGGGGACAATCAAAGGTATCACACTCTCAACCACCTTGTGTGATACGCACCATTCTACTGCCCTTGACCTCAACTGGGCCAGTAGAGAAGAGTCACGTTCCCTTCCGAACGTGTTACGGCAAAGACGACCAAGAAGATTTGGCACAATGACCTCACGGCCACTGTCACGTTGGCAAATGATGAAAGGCTCATTTGCCTCCGGGTCGTCACAACGGAGTAGTCCTCCACCAAGGACTTTCGTGTCGCCATCCAAGAGCGCGAGCACAGTGTTGACAGCCAAGGGTCTGTCAGACGAGGGGAGGTCTGGTATCCACCGCCCTCGAATGAGTTCACCTACGGCGCCATCACGGCCACCCAAATACTCTTGGAGAGATCTCACCCAACGAGATCTCCGCCGACACCTGGCAGGCGTAAGCCCACCAGCGGTCACGCTGGCAAACGTGATCCCTGCTGCTTGCGCGAACTGGTTTCCAGCCAGATCGGCCTCCGGTGCGGGAACACCGGCAATATAAATGTCCTCCCCTCGCAGCACAGAGGGAGGGGCCCAAGACCCGCGCAGTACCCAAGCTAAAGAATATTCAAGGAGCCACCCAAGAACAGTCTTACGGAGTACCAACAACCAAAAGTGCTTCAGTAAAAACCGATTGAAGCGGACCCACTTAACAACCCGGAAAGCATACCACTTGACTGCCAAGGGCACCAAAAAGCCACCATAAGCGACCCGGTACCCAACAGGCAACCAGCGTATCCAAATCCAGTTGTCAAGCAGACCGACAACCAACTCCCTGAACTGGGTAAATGGGGCTGTGACCCACCACCAAAACCATTGTTCAAGGAGAGCACCAAGGAAGAGCGCGAGATGGTACAAGAATTCGACTAGGAGCCGTAAATCGAATTCAGGGAGAGGTGCAGAATCCACAACACGAATAACAAGAGCAGTTGTAGTCATTATTCGTCAATACACATGTGGAAACAGCCCCTAAGGGGGGCCAGTCCTGCCGCACTAAGGTATACCAGGTGTATGTAGGCAATGGACCTGGCCCATTTATTCTGATGGGGAACATAGGTGGAGTTACGTAACTGACCACCGCAGCCGTGCTTTGTCAATGGCACACGAACCAATTGGGGCCGGATTGAGCATTACTCCAATCCTACTGGCGGTTAACAACCTGCATTAGGCACCCCAAAATAGGAATCAAGGCCGTAGCCCGGGGACCGCTCCCCG